TGGCGTCGGCCGTCACAACGAACTGCTGAAGGTGGCTGTGAGCCGCCTGCTTGCGGTTGTCGTAGGCGTAGACATTGGCAATGGTGAACACATCGCCCTTCTTGAGCGTCTGCGAGCCGGTCAGCGTGTCGATTGCCAGCGTCTGGGTCATATAGCCGCCGTTCGCGCTCGAAGTCGCGACCGCCGAGTAATTGACGTTCTGGTTGGCGCCGTTGATGAGCGCCGCCGAAGAACCGTCGCCAGCACGGCTGCCCGTGGTGAGCTTCGGAACCTGAGTGGTGAACATCGTCGGGATGTTGCCGAGCTTGCCGCTGAAGCCGTTGCGGATCGCCTTCTGGGCTTCCGTATCGGAATACAGCTTGCCGAGCTGGTTCTGGAGGCCCTGCTGGTCGTCAACCGCGAGGATGGCCCGCATGCCCGCGTCAGCAACGCCTTCCTTCTTCAGCCGAACATAACCGGACATGACATCGTTGAAGTCGGCGATGTTGTTGCCAGCGGTGCCGGTCCAGTTGTTGGCGGCAAGGAAGGTGGTCGAAAGAACGTAGGCGTCGATCTGCTCGGCGAGCGAAGTCGCGGCGCCCTGAAGGGCCTCGTTCTCGCGAACGTCTCCGACGCTCTGGATCTTGGCGAAGTCGCCCCAACCCATGTTCGCGTTGAAGGTCTTGTTGACGGCGAACACTTCCGAGCCGAACACGGTGTCATCGACGCCCGAAGAGAGGTCTTTGACGCCATTGGTCGTCTGCGAGATGCTGTAATGCGGACGAACCTGCTCCACGACCTGAAGGCCGTTGCGGTCGTCAAGCTCGGTGTCGTATTCCTTCCATGAAACAGCGTCACCGGAAACGAGATTGGATTCGAAAATCGCCGCGAAGGCGTTGAGCACCAGCTTTTGCTGGGCGACAGTAACAGTTGCCATTGCTTGGGATGTCCCGCTGATGAGAGTGGAGCGCCCGTGGGGCGGATCATCGGCGGGGCACGGTCGGGATTGCGTGGCCCTCGTCAGTCAGCGCGTGATGCAAGTCCTCGTCCCGTCGAGGCTTGCCGCGTGGGGTGGCTATAGCATGGGGAATTGCGCGCCAGCGTTCCCGCGAGCATAAGCGGCGCATGAGCAGGACGCGCGATGACGAGATCGGCTGCTATCTCTACGCATTGGCCTATTTCGTCCCTCTCGGCGTGTTGATCTACATCGCCGTGAAGGTTGCAGAGATCGCCTCAGCCCTGAATGGCCTTCGCCAGTGACGCCAGATCGCAATCCAAGCGGGTGAAGTCGGGCGAGAACTGGCCGCCAGCTCCCCTGACGCGCTCCGAGGGAGGCTCGGGAGCATTCGTGGTGTGGTTGGCCTGCTTCTTGGCTGGAGAACTGCCCTTCACGGTCGATTCAATGCCGTCGAATATGTCCTTGCCGCGCATGAGATAGGGTGCGGCCATCATGTGAGCGACTTGCGGGTTCAAACCGGCCTGAAGCGCAGCATTGACGGCATTGTGATACCCGCGCTCTGCTTCGGCCAGCTTCTTGGCCTCTTCCGGGTGAGTTGCGAGGTGGTAAGCGATATCGTCGCCGACATCCGAACCCTGAACCGCAGCCGCCGAGAGAGGAAGCAAGTCCCATTCGCCGTTCTTGGCGGACTCAACGACCACTTCGTTGAAGTCAGGATATTTCTCGACCGCCTTTGCGGCCTTCTCGTTCCACGCCGCATTAAGGGCGTCGGCCTGAGCCTTCTGCTCGCGCTCCTGCGCATCCTTGGCCGAGGTTTCGGCGCTCTTCTGCTTGTCTGCTTCCAGTTTCTGGGCAACGCGATGGTCAACGAGGTCGGCCAGGTATTGGTTATAGTCCTGCTCGTAGAGCGGATGAGCAACACCGAAGCCCTCGTATTTCGGATCATCGACCTTTGGGGCGGTCGGTTCCGCAACGGCGGCGGGTTTCGTCCCACCTTCCAGTGCGGCAATGCGCTGTTCCAACGCGAGGCGCTGGGCGCGCTCCTCTTCAACCCTGCGCTCGGCTTCGCGGCGGGCCTTGGTTAGCTCGTCGATGCGCTGCTCGGCAGACTTGCCGCGCTTCTTCGGCCTGGCGTCCGTCTCTTCGTTATCGGCCTCTGGCGTCTCAGCTGCGTTCTCAGCGCCTTCCGGTGTTTCTGGGGCATCGCTGGCCTCGACCTCGGTTTCTGCGCTCTCAGGGGCCTCTACGGGCGTTTCTGCGGCGGGTTCCACCGCGTTCGACACTTCCTCGGTCGCGGGCTTGGCCTTCGTCTTTGCCGGAGCCTGTTTTGCCTCAAGCTGCTCACGCGCCTGCATTGCGCTGCTCATTTCGATTTCGTCGCTCACGCTGCGATGTCCTGTTCCTTGGGTTGGGTTGCCGCCATGATGTGCGGCGTTAGAGCCTTCAGTCGGTTGGTGTTGGCGTTGAACAGTTCAGCCTGAACACGCTGCACTTCGAGCGGATCGCCGCCACCGAGTGCCATTGCGGCCTTCGCATGAGCTTCGATCGCCCGAGCCTGCGCTTCGTCAGCCTTGGCGCTGGTAAGACGAAGCTGCTGCGCCGCCTGCGCCTGATCCATCATCATTTTCTCTTGTGCGGCTGCGGCCATCTGTTGCGCTGCCTGTGCCGCCGCGTCGTTCGCCGGGTTTGGCGGTGCGTTCGGGTCTTGCGGTGCGCCTTGCTGCGCATTCGTTCCCGGTGCGGCCGATCCGGGCTCGCTCTCGTCCGCATCGTCCCCGAGAATCTGCGGCGGGATCGTGCGCTTGATTCTGGCGGCAATTTCATCGCCGTCCGGAATGTCGAGCGCCTGAATGATCTTGTCGCCCGCGATCTGCATCAACTGCGGAGCCTGCCCGGCGAGTTCGGTCAATGCCGCCGACGCCTCAAGCCGCCGCGTCATGTAGGCTGGCCCGGTCGAAATGGTCACATCATAGCGGCCCTTCGACAAATCCACAGAGCCTTCGTCCAGCGGATCGTTGACACGCATGAACTTGATTGCCTCATTCGCCCCGATGAGCCTGATCGTGCGCGCCGTGTCGTAGGCTACAGGCAGAAGGTAGTTGATGACATCGCCGCACTCCATCTGCGCGGCGTCCATATTGTCGTGATAGACAATGGTGGCGATGTCGCCTTCCTGCTGGCGGCGCTGGATCGCAATGCCGGACGTTTCGTTCGACGGCATTCCCCGGTTCGCCTCGAAGATTCCGGTAACGTCGCGGATGTCCTCGGCATACCATTGCGCCTCCGAGGCGATGGCGTTCAGGTCCAGTCCCGTCACCTGTTGCGGGGCCTGTGTTCCCTGGTTGTGAACGAGCGTGTTCGGCCAATCCTTCTCCCGGCCCTTGATCGCTGCCGCATCGGCCATGAAGTTGGCACGAGGGGACAGCATCAGCTTCTCGGCAATAACCGAGCGCATGTAGTCCTTGAGCTGCGCGGGATCGCGCATGAAGCGGATGAGACCGAACCTTGTGCGCTTGTCGCCTTCCCAAATCTCCTGCCCTGTAACCTTGATGATCGGCAGGCGAGGAACGCAAATCTCGAACGCATCGGTTAGTTGATCCTGCCCGTTCGTCACCACCATGCGGGCGTATTTCTTCGGGGCCTCGCGGATCATCGGCTTGCCCGAGACGGGATTGATGATGAGGCGCGGCTTCCACTTCTTCTCGGGAAGGTCGGTTACGTCGATAATCTCGGGATCGCCGCCGTTGGGGTCGAGAAGCATCGCGATAGTCCGCTTCTTCTCGAACATCGTCCAGTATTCGGCAATGCGAACAGTGTCGCCCTGAGTCCAGCCCTCGGCATTCAATCCCACCGCGTCCAGAATCGATCCGGCGTCCTTCGCGTTCTTGCCGAACTTCTGCTGGAACTTGTCCTTCGGCATGTTCTCGGCAACGAAGCAGTATTGAGCATCGCGCCCGGTCGCGTCGGCTGACTCGGGATCCCACAGAACCGCCAGCGGATTGGGAATGTCGCGAATGAAGATATCGCGCTCGAATACGTCGTCATAGGCGTAGTCGAGATCGACGCGGAAGTTCGACATTCCGCAATAGACGGCACTCGTGAAGCTGCTGAGGTAAATCCTCTGTGCGCGAGACCGAACCTCGATGTTGCGGATCAGTTCGGAACGAACGTCGGCAGTCTCGACATCGCCAGCCTCATTCGGAAGCACCTTGATTGCGACTTCATTCGCCCGCCTGTCTCCTGTAACCTGAGCGGCGACGGCGGGAACGTTGTTCACGGTCAGGCATGGCAGAGGAAAGCCGTAGAGTTCGCGTCCAAGTCTCTCGCGATAGGCTTTGACCTGATCGTCCCAATGTTCGCCTCTAGCGAACTTGAGGTCTCGCAACGCCTCGTCGCGATTGTCCTTGTCGAACTGTTCGGCCTGTTTCCAGGCATCGCGCACTTCCTTGCTGAAGTCGTCAGCCATGAATCGCCTCGTATGTCTTGAAGTTGCACGGCCCTTCGGCAAACCTACGCCAACTCACAGAAAGTGACTGGCCGGGCCAAAAGGCCACGAAACCGAAGCGGTGGAATCTTATTAGCGCTCTGCATGTGCGGGACGCTGGCAAGATTGCCGCCTGCGGCCACATAAGGTTTGATGACTTGTATCGCAGCCAATGGCGACAGTATCTCAGGCGGATCACCGCATCATTCCAACAACAAGAGGGATTTGCGACACGCCACACTTGATGAACATGCGCTCCGGGTAATTCTTGAGGAGCGAGCGAAGCATCCGGTCTAGACGCACGGCCTGATCGAACTTGGTCACGCCACACCCCCCATCCACCCAGCACTGACACCATGCGGAACGTGCGTTCGGGTTGTGAAAGCTGGAGCGCTCGGCTCTTCATAAGCAATGCAGCCAAGGCCAAAGGCGTCGGCGGAGTGAGACGACCAATCGTGCGACGGTCCTAAATCAATCCCGCGCTCCTCATCGCGCTTGGCGTGATACCAACCGAGCGCTTGAATGCCCGCCGCGCACTTTTCCTCGTCGAACCGCATCCGCGAGAACAGTCGCCTAGCCTCTTCGACGCGAGCCATTGCCGCGCCTCGTCCTTGGTTCTTGATAACCGTGACATCATACCCGGCATCGCGAAACGCGGACTCATATGAGACATCGATAACTCGGTCGTTGGTCGCTCCGTCATGCGGCAACCAGATTGCGGTCCGGTCTGTCGTGTAGCCCTGCGACCTCAACCAGTTCAGGTGTGTCGCAATCGGTTGGCCTTGCGCCTCGTAATGATTGACCCAGCGAATCTCGGTCCCGACAATCTGCTGCGCCCAGAACACGAAATTGTCTGCCTTCGCTCCAGTCCCGCCGATGTCGGCGAAAAGGCGAATGATCAGGTTCGGCTCCTCAGCAACCAAACCGATCCTGCGTTCTTCTCTCGCTCTCGTCAGGAATGGAGCGAAGTAAGCGCCCTCGACGGCGCGAACGAAATCGCCTTCCCAAATGTGATCGTATGAATCCGGTCGCTCCGCCTTGTCCTTTAGCCGCTTGCGTTCCAGAATTTCGGGAAACCACGGATTGTCGCGCCAGTTCATCTCTACGATTTTGACGCGCGGATCAGGCTTCGCGATCCTGGTGTGAAACCGCTTGTTCGTGGCCGACTTCGCGTGTTCCGGGTTCCACGTCAGCCACAGCTCTGAATCTTCCTCGCGAAGCGTCGGGATCAGAACAACCCACGCTTCCTCTGTCGCAGCCTCAGCCTCTTCAATCCACGCCAGCAGGATTCTAGATGTTGACTTGATGCTCCCCAAGTTGCGTGCAAGGCCGACGAACGAATAACTGATGCGCCCGGACTTCGTGCGGATGTATGTCTCGCCAATGTCGAAATGAGCAGCAAGCCACGGCTCGGAACGAACTGCGGCCTTCACTTCCTCAAGCGAGGAATCGGCCAGCGAGTTCATGAACTGGCGGCCACAGAGGATAATCCCCGATCTGCCGGCCATATCCCATTGATAGGCTCGAACCGCCGTCATTTTGGCGAACGAGCGAGACTTCGCGGAACCCCGGCCTCCATGCGATCCACGCACGTCAGCTTCCCCGAGGAACACGGGCTTGAGCTTGGGCGGAAGCTTAATCCTTGCCGTCGCCATCGACCAACTCGATGCGGGTTACCAAGGTTAGGGGATTGTCCGTGTCGCCACCCAGAAGCTGCGATGGCTTGCCGTAGCCCCGATCGAGGAGCGCGTTGGCAGCCGATACGCGGGCTGCGGCGGGCTCACCCTCATTCCCCATGATCGTTGCCAGTGTCTCAAGCGCGTCGTCCGTATACTGGCGAGCGATCTCTTTGAGAGATGCGGTGGCCTTGTTTGGAACGCCCGCTTTACGTCCTCCCCGTCGCTCACCCGGCGCAGAACCTCGATTGCTAGTCTTTGCTACTTTTTCGCCGGTCACAGTGACGGCTCGCGGTTGCGCTTGTGATAGGCGGCTATCGGATAATGCCGCTCAAGCTCGTCAGGACTGAGCGGGCGCAGCTTGCGAGCACCTTCCGGAACCACAAGACCCTGATTGATGAAGGACTGACGCAGTGGCCCGCTCATTGAAGCGGTTATGCCACACGAAAATGCGGTTAAGCGTTCCCGTTCTTTAGTCGAATCGCTCTGGCGTAGCGATGCTGGCGCTGATCTTGGGGTATGCGCTCAACATATCCGTATCGCTCT